ATGATAAACGCCATTATTGAACGCTTTCTTAAATAAAGGGAACTTTAAGTAACGAAGTGAATAGGGAGGTGGTAACATGCACAGGTTCAGATATGATCAGTATGCTGGAGTTGAAATCGTAATCGAAGAGATTCCAGGCACTGAGAAGATCACACTGGCAACCGCCGCCGACAGGGTGCAGAAAATTCAGAACATCGGAAAGCCCGGACAGTACAGCGCAAAGCTGAACGCGGGCTTTTTCTGTGACCAGAGGTCGAGCACCTTATACGGCGAGGCATACGGGGTCAGATGCGGAGCGGATGAATGGGAGGTCCCTAGACAGGGGAAATTCATTTACTATGCGATCATGAACGACGGCCGTACTGAAGTCGGTATGGACACGGATTTTTGGTACACAAGAGCCGAGTGCCGGTGCGCAGGATCGCCGGCACTGGTCCTGATGCACAACGGAATGAAATGCGAGTGGGTATCACCGTCACGGTCAGACAGGAGAAATCTTGCTTGCTGCCAGTCGGTTCTTATACGCACTAAAGATGGGTATCTTTTTGTGATCACCAAGGGCAAACTTACACCTGACCAAATCATGACATGGACGACCACAGTGCGGAATGTTCTGGATGTGGTTTTTAATGACGGTGGCGGCTCCGCATGTTTGTCGGATGGAGACACTGTTGTTACGGCAACAGGAGAGAACAGAGCCATTGCAAATGCGTGGGCAGCAATGTCGGCTAGATATCAGTCAGCATTGCCATCTACGGAAACAGGAGAACAAATAATGAATGGAATTGACATATCAAACTGGCAGAAAGATTTAGATCTGAAAAAGATCGACTATGATTTTGTGATTGTCAAAGCAACGGAAGGTCTGAACTTTGTAGATAAATATTGCGATGGTTTTATTCAGACTGCCAAAGCAATGAATAAGAAATGGGGTTTTTACCATTTTGCGAGACCGACAAACGATGCCATTGCCGAGGCTAACTACTTTGTTGAGCACACCCGGAACTACTTCGGCGAAGGCCTACCAGTTTTAGACTGGGAAGCCGAAAACAAAAACGACGTCCAGTGGGCACTGAGATGGCTGAACAGGGTTTACGCACTGACAGGAGTGAAGCCGCTGATTTACATGAGCGAGTCGGTGGTGAACGCATACGACTGGTCATCGGTAGTTGCGGCAGACTTTGGCCTGTGGGTAGCAAAATACCGTGACACAAAGCCAGACTACAATTACGATATGTCAGCTGCAGGAAACATGCCAAGGGTCAAGTGGTGGCCATTCTACGCAATGTGGCAGTGGACATCGGTCGGACGGTTGGACGGCTACAGCGGAAGCCTTGACTGTGATGTATTCTATGGAACACCACAAATCTGGGATGCATATGTCAGGAGTGGACCGATCAATCCAGAAGATCCTGATCCGGAGCCTTTGCCGGACGATGTAGAGAAACTTAAGAAACAGATTGCTGCGCTCGAAGAGGAAAATGACAGTCTGTGGGATGCTGTCAGCGAACTGAAGAAAAGGATTGATACGGCATTGATTACCTTGAAAGGAGAAGAGAATAATGTTCAAGATGAGTAATGAGACTTACGATACACTCAAAAAGATCGCATTGTACATTCTGCCAGCATTGGCAACATTGTGGCTTACGCTGAGTAAAATCTGGGGATTCCCTTACGGAGCAGAGATCGGAGCCACGATTACTGCAATCGACACTTTCCTCGGTGCTTGCCTTGGGATTTCTTCCGCACAATATCACGAAGCAGAAAGAGAGGATAAAGTTACCGAGAAGGGGAACATGTAAATGGACTACACTGCAATCCTTGTCGCAATCATATCCGGCATTGTAACGATTCTTACAGTAATATCGCAGAATAAAGCAACACAAAGCATGATCGCAAATCAGTTACAGATCCATCAGGCTGTGACTGATGAGAAGATCGAAAACCTCACCAGGGAAGTCAGACAGCACAATGAATTTGCTGTCAGAATTCCTGTCATTGAAGAACGTATTAAAAACATGGAAAGCAAAAGAGCTTAACGCATGATATAATTCGACAAAGGAAATGTGATTATGGCAGATGAAGAAAAACAGGCTCAAGTGCCTTACTTTGTCCATGAGGGAATGGTTGCTAGAATGGAACGCATGTTCAAACTGACAGTGATTGCGCTTGTATTTGCTCTTGCTGTATGTGTTTGTTCTCTGGTCATTAATGACACAATGTGGAGAAAGCATTGTGATTCCCTCGAATCCAGATACGAAAAGATTTATGAGGGTCTCCAGTATGATGCCGGAATACACGAACAGTCAAATCAGAGCACTGATTGATGAGCATATTCACTCAGAAAGAGATCGATATATCCTTAGCCGCCGTCTGATAGACGGCATTTGTTTTGAACCACTATCAGAAAAAGTCGGCTTATCTGTCAGACAAGTGAAGAACATCGTATATCGTTGTGAGAACCACTTGTATTCCAAACTTCCGAAAATGAAATAACTATGAACTGGCCTCCCTCTGGGGAGGTCTTTTTTTGTTGTGCACGAATGATGCACGAAAACTGCCTTTTCGCTTCATCGTAAAAAGATGCGTCTGATTTGACAATTTAGGTATGTTCAGAAGGTTCAATCCAAATCCGGCAAATAAGTCAGTCGGTGACTGTACGGTCCGCGCCATGTGTAAACTATTCAACCTTGATTGGCTTGATGCATATGACGATCTGACAAATGAAGGAAGGCTGCTGTTTGATATGCCTTCCAGCAACACCGTCTGGGGATCGTATCTCTTCATGAACGGATATGTAAAAAGCATCATCCTGAATTCTCCTGATCACATTGTGACAGTGCGCGAGTTTGCGAATACTCATCCGGCCGGGACTTACCTACTCGCCACAGGCACTCATGTTGTGGCAGTCAGAGATGGTGATTATTTCGATACCTGGGACTCAGGAGATGAAGTTCCGATTTATTACTGGGAGAGGTGAAAGAATGGCATATAACAGCAATTTCCCTGTGGGATATCCACAGATGCAGCAGTATCCGCAACAGATGCAGAATCCGTACATGATGCCGCAGTATCAGACACAGGCTCAACCGACACAGACACCAAGCGGATCAGGAATCATCTGGGTACAAGGCGAATCGGCAGCCAAAGCATATCCTGTCGCACCAGCGACAAGTCAGCTGCTGATGGACTCTGAGTCAGAGTGCTTTTATATCAAGACTACTGATGCCAGTGGTATGCCACAGCCGCTCAGAACATTTACTTACAGAGAAGTGATCAATACTCCGAAGAATTCATTCCAGAGTGCACCACAGCATGATGCCAGGGATTATGTGACAAGACAGGAATTTGATGAGTTAAGAAAGATGCTTGAAGATCTCACAGGTCCGGAAAGAAGGAACCAGAATGCCGAATAATCTGTTCAATGCTCTCGGCAGACAAAGACTGCCAGGACCAATGGGAAATGTTCAGGATCTGATGAATCAGTTCAATCAGTTTCGACAGACATTCCGAGGAAATCCTCAGCAACAGATCCAGCAGATGATGAATTCCGGACAGATCACTCAGGATCAGTACAATCAGGCAGTTCAGATCGCACAGCAAATGATGCGGTTTATGAAATAAACAAAATGATTTTGCAAATACGTTTTGCTTAATGCAGAAATTAGCAAAATCTTGCAACAAGTTGCAAGTCGGTTGCAAGATTCTCGTCTTGCGCTCGTCTTGTTACTCGTCTGAAATGGCTTAAATATCGCCATTTCTCGTCTTGCGCTCGTCTTGCAACAAGCTTGCAAGTAAGTATCGAGTAAGTTTCGAGTAATGCTCTTAACACTTGTTTAACGCGTTAGATGCGTTAGAGATAAATATTCCAACACTCATTTGTGTTGGACCACAGACATGTATTCATTCCGAGTGGCCATAGGAAGTGAATAAAAAACTTTCAAAAAGGAGAATACAAATGTCTTTATACGAAGAAGGAACCGGAATGGTAATGCCGGTCGCACCGATGTACGGTGGCGGATATGGTAACGGCGGCGGTTTCGGTAATGGATTCGGCGGAGATGGCTGGTGGATCCTTCTGCTCTTCATTCTGCTCGGAGGCAACGGCAGATGGGGCGGTGGCTTCGGAGGCGGTTATGACGGTGCCGGTGTTGGATCCGGACTGTATCCGTGGATGAACCAGTCCAACCAGATTTCTGACGGATTCAGAGATCAGATGATCAATTCAACAATCAATGGCATCCAGGGTGCGGTTACATCCGGATTCGGTGATGTCCAGAACTCTTTGTGTAGCGGATTCGCTGGAGTAAATGCGACAGTGACCGGTGCACAGAATGCTATTTCTCAGCAGCTGTATGCAAATCAGCTCGCTGATCTGGAAAGATCCTTTGCAGCTCAGACAGCAAACACAGCTGGCATGACTGCTCTCCAGTCTCAGCTGGCACAGTGCTGCTGCGATAACAGGGCAGCAACAGCTGATCTGAAATATACGGTGGCAAGTGAAAACTGCTTAGACCGCACTCAGTCCATGCAGAACACTAGAGACATCATCGATGCTCAGACACGCGGCACACAGGCTATCATCGACAAGCTCTGCCAGCTCGAACTGGACGGTGTCAAAGGACAGCTCGCACAGGCACAGCGTGAAAATGTTGGACTGCAGAATCAGCTGAATATGGCAACGATGCAGGCTTCACAGAACGCTCAGAATGCACTCATTCAGCAGGGGTTCTCCGATGAAGTTGATGCTCTGTACAACAGGCTCAACAGCTGCCCTGTACCGACAACTCCTGTGTATGGTCGCACTCCGATCTTTACATGCGGTCAGAACAACGGCTGCGGATGCGGCTGTGGCGGAAGCTTCTGAGGAATAAACCATGGCTGAGTATACTTATAATCCGATCCAGATCGTGGAGCCGGATCAGAATGTAATTCTGAATGACAACATTCCTTGTAACAGAGGATATGTACTCCACAGGGAAGAATCAGGAATTGTTACTCTCCGGGGAATTGTGAACAATCCGAGATGCTGTTTTGCACGGTATCACGTTACTTTTA